TTTGTTGAAGTGAATTCTATAGAAAAAGGTTGTCCTGTTATTATTAACATGGATCAAATTGTTGAGATTGCACCATTGCGTGAAGGTGGTTGTGCAATATTCTTCACTGATGCTGGTGGTGTTGGTGCTCGTGTGTCCATGAAAGTAACCGACAAGTACGAACAATTTAAACAGTTCGTGATGCAAACTGTATCAGCTGATGACATTGCCAAGAAATTTGGTAAAAAAACTGAAAAACTGGAGATACCAAAACTATGAGTCATAGATTTCATTTAAGTATGCATGACGATTATGATTCACAAGAATTATCTGTGCATACAGATTTTATTGAAGGTGACATATTTCTGATTGTAGAACGATTGGAAACTTTCTTAAAAGGCTGCGGTTACAATATACATTCGTTACAGGTTCATCTGGATGATCCAAGTATCTTAGAACCGAAACATCAAAAATCTGGTAATGATTATACCGAAGCCGAAGAAGAATACTGGAAAGAACAGGCAAAACTAAAGCAATAAATAATGAGGTAAGTTAAATAACCTTAGGAAACAAAATGCTTATTCTTTCAATCGATCCAGGTGGTCTGACATTAGATTGGTGCCTCCGTTGCGTGGCTGCGGGGCATACAGTCAAACTCTACACCAAAGGTGCAAGAGCTTCTCATATAGGTCAAGGTCTGGTGGATAAGGTTGATAACTGGCGTAAATATATGGATGTTGCCGACCTTATCTTTTCAGCCGATAACCTAGATTTCATGGATGAGATTGAACAGTATATCAAGAAAGGTTATCCTATCTACGGACCAGGTAAACGTGCGGCTAAATTAGAATTAGACCGTATGTATGGCCAAGATGTTATCAAAGAGTTTGGTGGTCCTATTATTCCATCATTTGAATTTAAAAACTATGATGCGGCCATTAACTTTGTCAAAGAAAACCCAAAGCGTTACGTTTCTAAACCTTGCGGTGAAGAAGAAGATAAGACACTATCATATGTAGCAAAAGATGAAGCAGATATGATTGGTTTCTTGACCAAACGTAAAGAAAAAGGCAAAGGTTCTCCTTATTTCATTCTACAAGAGTTTAAACCAGGTGTTGAAATTGCCGTTACAGGTATTTTCGGACCAGGTGGTTGGGCTGATTGGTGGTGCGAAGGTTTCGAATTCAAAAAACAAATGAATAACGACCTTGGTGTTAACACTGGTGAAATGGGTACTGTTACTCGTTACACCAAAGAATCTAAACTCGCTGACGTACTAATGAAACCAATGGAAAAAATTCTACATCGTATTGGTTACGTTGGTATGTTAGATATGAATTGTATCGTAGATGAAAAAGATGGTACACCATGGCCAATGGAATGGACAGCAAGACCTGGATATCCAATGTGGAATATCATGCAACCATTAATGGACAATGATGATCCTGCACGATGGATGTTAGATGTTGTTAAAGGTGATTCTAAAGCATTCAAAGCAAAAGAAGGCACTTGTGTTGGTGTTGTTATTGCTAACTCAGACTTCCCTTTCAATAAAAAAGATGATGAAGATTATCTTGACTTCCCAATTCTCACGGATGATGTAAGTGATAATGAGATTAATAATGTACATCCTTGTGAAATCAAATTGACCAAAGCAATGAAGATGATGGGTGATAAATTAGTAGAAGATGTACCAGAATGGGGTACCGCAGGTTCTTATATTCTGGTATGTACAGGCACCGGTGATTCTATTACAGAAGCAAAAGACAATGCCTATAAGTTGGTAAAGAAAATTAAAGTTGGTAATGATCCACAATATCGTACTGATATTGGTGAAAAATGTGAAAAGGCATTGGTTAAGTTAAAGAAACATGGCTTTTGTACCGGTTGGAAGTATTGACATTTAAATGAATTGGTGTTATAATATACATTATGAATATATTTTACTTAGATAATAATCCTCGTGCATGTGCAGAAATGCACAATGATAAACACCTTGTGAAAATGATACTCGAATATGCTCAACTTCTTTCTACTGCTCATCGTATTCTTGATGGCACTGAGTACACTCGCCTCAGTAAAACTGGTCGAAAACAAACTGCATATGGTCTTCCTGACGACCGTGAACCTGTTTTGTATTCTGCTACTCATATCAACCATCCTTCGGCTGTCTGGTGCAGGCAGTCTGTTGCTAATTATATGTGGCTGGCTGAACTGTTAGAACAATTATGCGGTGAATATACTTACCGTTATGGTAAAGTACATAAAGTAGAACGTGATGGCCTAATGCAAACATTGAAAAACAATATTCCAAAAAATATTGAAAACAAACCTTTTACTGAACCAACACCTGCAATGCCTGATGATTGCAAAGTACCTGGTAATTCTATGGCCTCGTATCACAACTACTATATAAACAACAAGACGCACCTTGCTTCATGGAAAGGCAAAGTGAATTCTCGCCCAATACCAATGTGGTATAATGTAGTAACTTAACTTTAACGCAAGAATACAAGTTCTAAATATGCCATACTATAAGTTCAGAAATAAAGACACGGATGAAATCACCGAGGTTCAAATGAGAATCTCGGAGTTAGATTCATACAAAGAAAGTAATCCAAATTTGGAACGTTACATCGATGCTGTTCCAATGTTAGGTGACGGAATGAGAATGTCCGTTCCTGGTATTGGCCAGCCCGATGCAGCCTTTGAGAAAGGTGTCATAGATAGAATCAAACAAAGTGTGCCTGGTAATACACTGGCTAAGAATCATAAAACTAAACTGCCGAGGGAATGGTAGTGCAATAAGGGAAATCATGGCGACAAGAAAAAAAACAGCATCAGCAGAAGCCAAATCGCAACATTATTCACTTAAAAAAATTAAACCATTAACAGAGAATCAAGAAAGAACATTCGTAGCATACGAAGAAGGAAACAATTTAGTTTTATCCGGTTCGGCAGGGTCGGGTAAATCTTTTCTTGCATTGTATCTTGGACTACAGGACTTAATGGTTGAAAATTCAAGGTACAATAAAATCATTATTGTCCGTTCGGCCGTACCATCAAGAGATTTAGGTTTTGTTCCAGGTACACTGGAAGAAAAGGCCAAAATCTATCAAGACCCATACATGAACATAGTCAATGAATTAATTGGCCGTGGTGATGCATGGCATTTTCTTTTAAATAAAGAGATTATAGAATTCCAGACTACTAGTTTTTTGCGTGGTCTAACATTTAAAGATTGTATTATTATATTTGATGAATTTCAGTCAGCAACCTTTCATGAGATTGACACGGTGTTGACTAGGGTTGGTGAGAATTGTAGGTTTATGTTGTGTGGCGACTTCAACCAAAATGACCTAAATATCAAGAAAGAAAAGTCTGGCCTAACGGATGCAATTCGTATTCTGGAAAAGGTCAATGATGTTGCCCATATACGATTCGGTATAGAAGATATTGTGAGAAGTGGTTTTGTTAAAGAATATCTAACCGTCAAGGAGCAAATGGGCATAGTATAATTAGGGATAAAAATGACAATACCAGCCTCAGGTCCGATAGGATTTAACCAAATCAATTTAGAAGATGGTCTAGCAGAACTCTCACAGGTATCGTTGAATGACGTACCTGTTAGATCGCTTGCAGGTAAAGTTACTGGAACTATCGGTGTTTCGGACTTGGTCGGTAAATCTGGTGAAGGTGCTTTAGTATCATATTATTTTAATGGATCAAATAACGGTATTCGAATAGCTGATTCAACTCAATCAGGTTTATATTTTGGTACAAGTGATTACACTATTGAATTTTGGATGAAGGCCAATACTCAGCCTGATGTATATTCAACTATTCTTGACAGTAGTAATAACAATACAGGTATTGCTATTAGTCTTGGTGCATACAGAGGGATATCAAACAAGTTAACCTTCTGGTCTGACAGTTCTGGACCATCTATTACAACAGCGAATGTTGTTACGGATAATACATGGCACCATATTGCTGCTGTAAAATATGCAAACACAGGTTTTTTATTTGTTGATGGTACAATAAAAGCAAATACAAGGACAGGTGCTTGGTCAACAGTAACAAATGCTTACATTGCTGATGGTGAGATTGGTAGATCAAGATATGGTAATGCAGATGGTTCTGATAATAAATATAAAGGCTGGTTATCTAATTTAAGAGTTACAAAAAGAGCTCTCTATACACAGAATTTTACACCACCAGCTAGAACATTATCACCTATACCAGATACTAAATTACTTACATTAAAAGATTCTTTAGTAGCAGATGTTGGTGGCAATGCATACACACTAAGTGCTAATTCAGCATTACCTTATTTAAGCACAGATGTGTTACCACCAATTACACCAACATTCCCATTTACTATTGCATCTAATATTACTAATGCAAACGTTTACAATCTTGCTAAGACAGCAGGTTGGGATGCAAATAATGGTTTAGTTGTGGCCACCATCAACAGTGGTGTTATTGTTTCATCATCATCTACTGGTGCATATGCTATGGAAGTAAATGGCGGATTCTATGGTGGTGTTAAGATAGTAAACAATGGACTTATTGTAGGTCGTGGTGGTGATGGTGCTTCCGGTGGTACAGCATATGCATATAATTCTGGATATGCAGGTAATCCAGGTTCTGGTGGTGGTCCCGCACTGTTAGTTGGAGTTCCTGCCTCTGTAAAAAATCTAGGAACAATTGCTGGTGGCGGAGGAGGCGGTGGCGGTGGTGGTGCCACTGGTGGTGTATCGTATTATACATATGTTGCAGGTTATTCTTATCCAAATCGTGCATACTATGCCACAGGTACTTATTACTACACGACCGGTGGCGGTGGTGGTGGAGGAGGTATAGGTGGTTCAGCAGGTGGAGGTGGTGGCGGTGCCGCATCAAGTAATTATCCTGCTGTTGGTGCCGCAGGTGCAGCAGGTTCAACTACATCACCCGGTGGTGGCGGTGCAGGTGGTGCTCTAGGTTTCACAGCTGGATCTGGTGCTGCAGGTGGAACATATGGTTCTAGTGGTGGTACTGGTAGTTCAGGTAATGGTAATATCGTCAATTATCCAGGTGGATCGGGTGGTGGTGGTGGTACAGCAATACAAGGTTATTCTAAAATTAGTTGGCAGGCATTTGGCACTATATATGGAGCAACAGGCGGATAAAGGTTGACTATGAATATAAAATATGATATACTTGAATTTGTACCTCATACAGGAGCTATTGCAGTTAAATGGTATTCTGATGAAGTGCCATATGGCCTAGTTTACAATGTAGACCTACCTATTGTTAATGGCAATTATCCTGCACTAGAAGAATTAGACAACATCATTAAGAATTTTGAACCTAGAGGTCAATTAGAACGTATTGCGGCTTTAAATCAAGCAAAGATACCAGAGTACCTTGATAAATTAATATACAGACCTTTTGAGAAAGTGAATACCTAAAATATAATGTTTAATTATTGTCCACCAGTTAAACTGGAAGATTTGAAATCTGAAACACTTCCTGACGGAAAAAGATATTACACTTTACCAGATGGTACTAAATTACCTTCTGTAACCACAGTTGTTGGTGCAAAGAAGAAACAATCTATTATTGATTGGCGTAATCGTGTAGGTGAAGAAGAAGCTAACCGCATATCAAAACAGGCCACTTCTCGTGGTACTAATGTACATACAATATGCGAAAACTATTTAAATAATAAACACGATTATATGAAAGGCATCATGCCAGATGCCGTTGAGTATTTTTTGAGTATTAAACCTCATCTAAACCTAATCAATAATATACACTATCAAGAACAGGCCTTATGGTCTGTTAAAGTTGGTATGGCCGGTCGTGTTGATTGTATTGCTGAATATGAAGGTGAGTTAGCAATCATTGACTTCAAGACTGCTAATCGTGCAAAGAAAAAAGAAGATATTGAAGATTATTTTTGGCAAACAACCGCATACGCATTGATGTATGAAGAACTCGTAGGTGTACCTATAAATAACTTGGTCATTATAATGGCGGTGAAAGATTCTCCACCATTAATATTTAAAGAGAAAACAGAAGATCATATTGCTGGACTTGTTTCAGCAATTAATTATTATAAAGGACTAAAATAATGTCAAATTTAGGTGTGTTGAGAAACCATGTTGGTTTTCTTAGAAAAGAATACAATCTGACAGATTTTGTTGAGACTGGTTGTTATTTGGGTGATGGTATATTACGTTGCAAAGAACAGGGTTTTCTAGTTCAGAATTGTTACACTTGTGATATTGGTGAAGAATTTGTTAAACATACAAAAAATTTATGGCCACAAGCTCATGTTGAGTGTGCAGATAGTATTACTTTCTTACAAAATTTATTACCAAAATTAGAAAACAGAACATTATTTTGGTTAGATGCACACTTTCCAGAATATTTTAATTTAGATTTCACAGATGAGAAATATAGAATGCCTCTTATTGATGAAATTGAAGTTATTAAAGTATTTAAAAAGAATTACAGTCAAGATGTATTCTTGATTGATGATACACATTGTTTCAAGTCGGATGATAATCCGATGTATGTAGAAGGTAAATTATCTGACCAACTTATCGTTGAAAATGGTTGGCACAGATTACTCAGTTCATTGTCGGATACACACCGTATTGAACATTTAACCGAGATGGAAGGCGAACCAAACTTTGAAGGTGTTTTAGTTTGTGTACCAAAATAAGGAGATAATATGAAAAAAATATTACTATCGTTACTGTTATCGGTAACAGCATTATCAGCACACGCATGGACACAAACTGCACCAAAAGACCCACAGTCTTGCTCAGTACATAACCCATATGGTTTTCCACAGTCTGCAAATGCGGTTCAACCAATCTGCCGTAGAGCATACTATGTTGGTTATGATGCAGCAGCAAAATTACCACGTTATGTAACATACACATTAACTACTGCTAATGCTTTAGGTTGTGTTGCACGTACCAATGCATTTGCAGCAGACCAAAGTGTACCCAATGGTGCAACACCACAAGACTATGCAGGCACAGGTTACGATAAAGGTCACATGAGTCCTGATGGTGACTTATCATGGGATCCACAGGTTGAGTATGAATCATTCTTGATGACTAATATGAGTCCACAGGCAGGTTCATTGAATCGTGGTATTTGGAAACTGTTAGAAACATCTGTACGTGGTTGGGCTGTTCAACATAATCAGGCCTTTACAATCTATGTTGGTGGTGTATATAACGCACAAGACAAAAAGATTGGTTCTGGTGTAGTTGTACCTCATGCATTTTATAAGATTGTAGTTAACAATGCTACTAAAGAAGTTGCAGGTTGGATGTTCCCTCATGTTGCACCATATCCAAACTTAGGTAATGATTTGACTGCATACAGAGTACCTTTAATGACAATTCAAACCACATCTGGTGTTACATTTGGTTTACCAGCAGGTTATATTGAGTTAGCTAAAGGTAAAGAATGGCCAGTTGACTTTGGTGCATTAACAAATGCTAAGCGTGCTAAATGTGGTGCAAATGCAACTGTTGATTGACAAACAGATTAAACTGATGTATAATGGACCTATTAATAGCATTTAGTACCGGCATTTTTATAGGTATGGTAATATCTTTTGCTATATGGTTA